GGATACTTTTGAACTAGACCTTTAGTGTTTAATGTTTCGTCATTCAGTCCTAATTCTATTGCTTTATTATATTCGGCTTGACAATCATCTAAAAAATCTGGATTTTTTTCTAACTCCGCCCAATCGTGATTCTTAAAATCAGCACTTAATCTTGGACGTATATAATCTAAAGGCATCTTTTCCATCTCCCCTTGTTCAAACAATTCCAGACACCAAATAATAAGGGGGATAAACCTTGGATCATTCTGCTCCGCTATTATTAAAAGATCTTCCGTTGTGATCTCGTCAGATTTACTAGGTGGATCTAAGTGTTTTTCTAGCCATTTAGGTTCCCCTGCAAATCCATCCGCTTTAATGTCAAATACTTTTTGATCGATATCAGTAGGAAGAAGGGATCTTAACTCCGGATAATTCTTAAAAACTCGGTAGAATTCTTTAAACTCATACTCTGGTTTTTTATAGCTTGGATTTTTTTTATCTTTAAAATCCTCAAATAGTTTAATATGCTTCATAATTTATATATCAAAAAAATTCCATTCAGTAGAGAACGGGATTAATTCAGTGGACCCGGAGGGGGTCGAACCCTCGTCCAGATCAAATGTCCATTGGACTCATTCACAGGCTTAGTTGATTGTTTGACATCAACAAACTTTGGGTGCGTTTCTTTTTTCTTTCAGACTTAATGCTCAGTCTGGGTTACTCCCCGGTATTAACCGGGGGTTTACCTAACATCGATAGTGACGATCTAAATGGGTATTGGACGAATCCGCAAGGTTCCACTCAATGTTAAATAGGCAATACTACGAACCTTTTTTCTTGCCAGCTTGCAACTTTGTTTTATTATTGGCAGTTGCCGCCAATTGGTTAGACTGCAACAGCTAGCTCAACCTCTTCAGCTACTAGTGAACTAGTAAGTGAAGTTTGGATACTCATGATATCCTCTGAATTATAAACGTTTGCGTTTATTGTTTAATAGGTAATTAAAGTCTTTCCATCTAAGACTGCCTGCATCTCAAAGAACTACCTCCGCCTGTCAAATCCAAAGCGGGCCCATATTACTTATCTTCTTTTTTAGGAGAAGAGTCAGATGTATTTTTTTTGGAGGAATAAAGATTCCTAAGATCTTCTACTAGCTTTGGTATTTTAATAACCTCGGTAATACTTATCCCATTAGAATCTGCAAAATTCTTAAGATAATTATAAAAGTCTTTTTCTATTTCCTTATCCACATCCTCTATTTACTAATATATATCTCTAAATTTTTAGATCTAATTATTATTCCCTTATTTAATTAAAATTATAAACATCTATGGCGTACTGATTAACTATAGACTTTCCTGTGTTATAACAGCCAAAAACAATTTTCCAATCACCATACCTATCATGAAGGTGCCTAAGTAGCTTCATACTAGTTTCCACATTGAATTCTATATCATTCTTCAATTCTTCCTTAGTGAATTCCTTATCCTTCCACATCATCTTGGCTGTTGAATACATTACCTGCATCGGACCTACAGCTCCTACGCAACTGATCTGTCCCGGATTATATTCCCAGTGGAATGCACCAGAATATCTGGTTTCTTTCCATGCTACTCCATAGGCGTATCTTTTTGGGATCCTGTATATTTCGGAGTATTTTTCTATGCAATTGTGCATCTCTATACAGGGAGGTACTTCCATAGATGGCTTAGCCGAGGATATCAATACATCGCTTTTAGTAGACGCAGAGCTGCTAAGAAGTAGAAAAAATATAGGAAGTAAAAGAACGCTCATAGCGATCACATAAATACGGTTTTTCATGGTTCCTATTTGTTATCGTTATACATTTTATTTGCATAGAGATTAAATATTTGGAGCCCAGTAGAATCCTGATAAATCTCATACTCTCCATTTCTACGATCTATTATCATTAGTTCGTTTCTCTCGTTAATAGCAACAGAAATTTCCGATGAATTTCTAGTCTTCATAGGTGCACCCTCTTTATTACTATTTCCCTCTGAATATTTGTGGTGTATTTCCGAGATGGCGTAGCCTGAAGCAACAGCTACCAGAATAAAAATTACCTTAATCGATGATCTGAAAAAATCTAAAGCCCTGATACGAGCTTCGCTCCAATTAATCTTCTTTTGTTCTTCCATAACTTATCTTTTTATTGGTTTGAATGGTAAAGATACAACATAATCCCGGAGGAAAAAAAAAGTCCGAGCTTTCACTCGGACTTTTAATGTTTCAGGATTGTTTTTTTTCTTATAGTTGTATAGAATGTTTTTTGCTGTAACAATCCTTTAAAATTAACGGAATCTCTTTTTTATGTTGGAACCGAAGAACCAACACTTCTTCGTCATATTTGAGTTTGTGTTTGCTGAAAAGATTCCTTTTTTTATTTTTATATGCTGAGCTGAAGATAATGTTTCATTAATTATGATATGTTTTTGTATCTCTCCGAGTTTATTGTCTCTTTCATAATATCAACCGGAGTAATATTATTACCAGAAAGTATTGATTTTAAAATCGAAGGCGAAAATCCGGAGATTAAAGCAGTTCCCGACTCATCGAATCTAACCGGAACATTATTTCCTCCACTTCTACTCTGAATGTTCCAGAATATAATAGATGGCATATCATATCCAGCTTGCTCGTACTTTCCTCTGATCATCTCTATAGCTGAAACGCTTTCACCTCCACGGATGGCCTGGTTGAATTCCATATCGGAAAGAATCAATATCTTAGTTGGCATCGATTCTTTACCCACGCTATGTTTAATAGCCTGACGCAAAACTAAATCAAACACCGATTCTAAATTAGTAGACATCCCCCACTCAGAAGATTCTAATTGGTGATATCTCTCGTAAAGATTACCCTTTAATTTTTGAAGCTTTGGGTTTTCACTAAATGTGATAAAGTGGTTTTGGAAAGGCCCCTCGTTTCTTTCTGAAATATAAAGACCAAGAGAAATTGCAACATCCATACACTCTAGGGAAGATCCGTTAGAAATTGGAGTTGACATAGATCCTGATACATCAACCACCGGTAAAATCATATCCGAGCTTCCCTCCATGTAGTTAGGTAGTTCTTTCCACTGTGCGATTGCTACGTCCTCGTTACCTTTCCTGATTGATTTTAGAACGTCATATGGATAAACAGCTTGAGCATTTATTTTTACCCCCTCTGGTCTAGATTCTGGAGGGAGTGATAAAAGTCTAATGTACTCCTGATATCTTTCAGTATCCCTTTTATAAAAAGCCGTCTGATATCTAGCAGCAGCTACAGACGGAACTTGCGAATAGTTAATTCCGTCCCATTTACCAGAACACATATTCTGCTCAACTACTTTGGTAAGAGAAACAAGGGTCTTACGATAATCCTTTGGTGTCATTTTCATGAACTTTCTGAGATCGTTAGCAATAGCTCCCTTTCTGGGCATCCATTTAGCACAGAGACTATTCTCCGAATTTAGAGCATCCTTAATTAACTTTGCTGCCTCATCCTGAAGATCAGTACTAAAAAACACAAGCAGATCATCCCATCTTCCATATTCAGGGATAATAGACATGTTCCTAACCATAGCTTCTCTATTAGCTTTGGAAAGATATTCCAGGCATATTCTAAAAACTCTTCTTTCCCCTGCGCCTCCTCTGATATCTCTAGCCCAGAAAAGAATTCTAAGAGCTGAAACAGGATCTTCTGAAAATGCAAGGGAAAAAACTCTAATCACATCGGATTCATTAGCAGATCTAAATGCTCCGATTTTAAAAAACATATCAACGCAGTTATTAAGTGAACTAGAATTTGTTACCATTCCATTCTCAGTAGTTGTATTAGATTGTTGTAAAGCTGAAACTAGATCCATAAACGATTATTTTACTTGTTTTAGAACAAGATTTAAAAAAGTTCCGGTTAATATTGGAATCTTTGCACTTGGTCTATATCAGTATATTGTAGTTCCTGTCCTGGCGACATCACCACAGAAAGCCCGTCGGAAAGAGTGTATATGCTTTCTAAATAATCCTGTACAGCATCAGATTTAGTTTTATCTAGTCCTAGCTGCTCTATACAGTCTTTTGTTATCTGATCAATTGAGTCAACAAAATCACCACTATTATGAAAATTAAAATACTTCTCGTATTTCTGTATCCAATTTCTAATCATGGCCTTCTCTGGCTCACCTAACTCCAAGTCATCCTCCAGATAATCATCAAACTCTATTATAAGTCTCATTATTAATCCTCGGTAGTTTTCCCTAAGTTTCTTCTAATTAGTCTTCTTACGTAATGTGAAATAGAAACCGGTGCTTCTCCTTTAGATAAAGCCTCTTTAGAAAGCTTTCTGCTTAAATCGGATAAATCTTCTTTGGAAAGAAGAACCTGGATTTTTTCTGTTTTTTCGTCCTGAGCAGATTCGCTAAGGCTACCAAAATCTTTTAAGTTTTCCATTTTATATGTTTGTTATTTTTCAAATTTAATTCCTGCATGGGCTTTACCCTTAGAAGCACCAACCTGATATCCTCCCTTAGGTTCTTGCGAAACTACAAAAGCTTTATATGGATTAACAATTAATCCAAGTCTTCTCATAAAGCCTCTATTTGCTAAGAATGGGGTGCTTTTTTCAGTCCGGTCTACTGGTGAAATTTTAACTCCAGGGACTAAAACACCGTGGAACATTATGTCCATCTCTATTATTGGTCTAGTCTGTATATCCCTGCCTACTTCGGCATCTGAATATCCAATGATCTCGCTAACGAAATTTTTATTACCTACCTTCCATTTTAATTTACCGTTAATCTCTTCAGATTCGTCACAGTGTATACTGCAAGATTTTGCTCCATTTCCAGTATCAAATTTACCAACAAAATCACCAATCCCGGGTATTCCTATTGTTTCTAAATATCCTATTTCTAAATTAGAATAAGCCCAATTGCTTTTCTCTACTAGGTAATCTATAAGATCGTTTACTATAGGCTTTCCTATTGCTTGTGATATACCCTCTGTACCCGGTGACGAATTCACCTCTAATATGTATGGTTTTTTAGTTTTTGAATCTATCATAATATCAACCCCACACCAATGACATCCCACTGCATTTGCTGCCCTACATGCGATTTCTTCTATTTCTTTTGAGATGTTGTATTTCGAAACAGATCCACCTAAAGAATAATTTGTTCTGAAGTCTTTTTTAACTGCCTGTCTTTTCATTGATCCTAAAATAACACAGTTATCAGAACTAGGTCTTAATGGATCGAACTTCTTAATTATAACCTGAATTCTAAGATCGAAGTTTGAATCTATTTTTTCTTGAATTAAAATTTCATTATTTCCATCTAGTTTTCTAATAGTTTGGTATACCGATTTTAGTGAAGAATATGAATCAACAATAGAAACTCCTATCCCTTGTGTCCCGGAGAGTAGCTTCATAACAACAGGAAATTTACCGCCTATTTGTTTTAGCGCAGAATCTAGAAAATCTTCATTCGGAATTAAAGCACACTTAGGAACTGGTAAACCACTTTCCTCTAAAATCTGGGATGTTAAATATTTATTCTCGCAAACTTCCATTGATTCCAAAGTGTTTACTGTAAAATATCGTGAATCCTCTAAATATGATAAGATCTGTTTAGTATACGAGTTTTCTAAAACTCCCCTTCTTGGGACAATCACAGTAGAATTTGGATCAATCTGAATCGTATTATCTCCGGTATTGATTAAATGGCCATTATACGATTTTTCTATAATAGCATCATTTACATCTACTATATAGCATTCTATTTTTCTTTTCTTACACTCCTCTTTAAAGGATGTTGAAGTTTTACTTCCTTTAACATTGCCTGTTAAAACCACTATTTTTGTAGTTTCTATATTAGACTCGTTTATATAGGAAAAAAAATCAAGGACTCTGTTTATTGGCATAACTTAAATTATTTTGCTTCTTATATATCTAAAGTAAAGAACCAACTATTTACTTTTTTATATTAAATAAGGGTTTTAAATGTAGGGTAAATACAAATAAGCCGATGCTATTCCCGATTAGACATGAAGTGTTTAAAGTAAAATCTTAATTTAACAGAAGTCTTAACTAAATTTAAGTCATTGACTATTTCTTTTTCCTCCTCTATTACAAAGAAGTCTATTAAATTATCCAAGCGGGAGATGCGTGTCATGATGGAGAGTTTGTCAAAGTTTATGTATTTTTCTTTGTTACATAGGATTTCTTCTGCCTCTTCTATCATTAAAAGTTTATATTCATCATATTCACTTTTGGTAAAAGCCATTGCATTGAGTGAGCCTAGATATTCTTTAATCTCCTCTTCAGTCATTATTTCCTTTTCCTTTTTTTTTGTGATCCTCGTAAACTTTATCCAAATAACGGACAGCCTCGACTGAACCGATAATAGCGTCCGCTTTACCCAGGACTTTTTCCAAAAATTCTTCATCGCTTTTGCAAGATATTCTTATTTCTTTTAATCTTTGTAAGTCGGGTATATATTTTTTATTAAATCCCATGTTATTTAAAAAAGAGCATTAATCATAAATAAATTAGGACTTATTTTATTATACCCCATAACTTCAATAAACCTATTTATAGGATCCAAAATGGTTTTGGTAAACTGCTCATCATAATCTATAGGGGGAGCAAATTCATAAGGAAATGTTCCCTGTGGGTAAGCAAAAACGTTATTATCGATTATAGATTTTGTTTTAACAAAGTAATAGTTTACCTTCTCAGAACTTCTTATCAGCGAATATTTACTTTTATATTTAGACGAGTTTAAAAGATAATTATGATAACCTGAAGCTCTGACATGAATTGGGCAAGCCTTTGCTACCTCAAAAGCTGTGGTATCATTAAGAATGAATTTCTCATAGTTGTTAATATTTACCGATGCTGATATATTTTTAGGCTCTTGCACCTTGAATTCCTTTTTAAGATTCTTAAGCTCTTTAACAAATTCACGAATATTAAAATTTCTACCTTTCGAAAAAATAAATTTAGTTAGGTAAACAAGCTTCTCTCTCACAAATGGAGGTGTACCACCTTTAATCATTTCAACACCAGTAAATTTTAATTGAGATAAAGGATCCGTATGAATTCCTGAATCATAAGCTAGATTAACAACATATTTCTTTTTACCTAGAAATATAGCGTTAAAAGATAAAGACTCAAGCTCAAAATCCTGGTAATTTTCAGTATTCCATTTTTGTGAGTAAATATCAAAGCACTTTTTAAGATAATTATTCAGTCTATATTCATTTATCTTGAGAATTAAATCCTTCTCATCACCTTTATAATCACAAGAATCTATAACCTCTTGGAATGTCACATAGTTAGAATCGGTATCTCCGTAAACAACCAATGGTCTAGTAACTTTCTTTACCACTTTAATTCCTAATTTTTCGTGGAGCTCTTTATCTAAGTGCCAATGTTCGTGAAAATACTTATGGAGAATTTTTTCTGAGTATTTTATTAAATCTTGCCCCTGTAATGTTACAGATTCAGCAACATCTGGATTAAAGCACACAAACCAATTGTTACCAATCGCTCCGTAAATAGAATTCATGGTTAATTTAATAGCCTGCTCCTCGTTTTTAAGTTCGTTCTTAATCTCGGTTAGCTTCTCTATTTGTTGTTTTACTTCTAGGATTTCTTCCTGCGTCATGTTTTTATTTTTCAACTAATCCCATAGCTATAGAGGTAGAAGACTGCTCAGATACCATAACTATTCTATTATTATGAACATACACTTCGCATGTTTCTGGCTCCATGTATGATAATTCCTTCTTATAAATATTGGGTGAGCCTTCGCCATTTTCTAAAATTATTTCAGAAGATCCTATGTTTAGCTTATAATTAAAAGAATTACCATTAGCATAAACGTTTGTGTCCTTAACATTAAAACATAAAATCTCGTCGGAGTTTGTTTCTAATCCACATAAAGATGAGATTGTACTAAAATCTGATTGGTATATTTTGAATCTTAATAGGGCATCTTCTTTACTATGAACTATTTCTAATATATTATCCTCGACATAAGAAAGTAAGGAAAGATCTGCACATTTTAATCTGATACTAAGAGAAGCAGAAATCAATTTAATCTCAGTAGAAACGCAGGATTCGTCTAAATTATCTGTTTCTATTTCAATAAAAATCTCCTCTTCTGGTCTAAAGTGTTTAAATGAATCTACTAAACGTGTAATATCAATTATCCCTATTTTTATCCGATCGTATTTAATTTTTTTCCAGTCTATTTCTCCTTCTAATATATCATCAAATTTAACCGAAGAATATTTCATTACAGATTTATCCGGGGTATGTACTTTACAAAAAATTCCATCTTTTTTTAATTCTAGGATAACACTCCTATCTACCGTTTTTAATCTTCTCAAAAGAGTAATTAAATTTGCGGTGCTTGTGATTCTAAGTCTCATATTTTATCTTTTCTAAGTTTTACTGTTGTTTCCTTTTAAATTTCGTCTTCTTGCTCGATTTCTTTGATTTTTTCTTCTTCCTCTTCTATTTGAAATATTTCTATTCCATTAATTTGGCTTTCCTCGAAAAGACTATTTGATATGTTTGTCTGCTTTGTTTTTGAAATTTTCTCAAGATTTTTACAGACATTCTTATAATTTTTTTCCTGCTCTTTTATATCTTTTTTTAGCTGTATTATTCTCTTTTTTATTTCCTTTATATTTTCTTCTGTTTGTTTTATATGTTCAAGACTTAATTTAATTATCTCTATCTTTTGTAGTTTAAGAGATATCCAATTTTCAAATTGAGAAATAAAATCTACGATCTCATTATTATTTCTTTTCTTTGCTATCATGAAATTCAAAAACATTAGTTTAGCTTCTAAAAAAGCCAATTCTTTAGAGAAGTCATGCTCATCTTTTATTATTCTCTTTAATTTAACTAGTTCTAAATGAGCTTTAAAATGATCTAAATAATCCTTAATGGATGGAAAATCCATAACATTACCGTCTTTAACAAAAATAATGTCCTCCTTAACTATAATTTTAGTTAATTTAGAAACAGTCAAAACTGTTTCTTCAAATGTTTCCGTACTCATTCCTTTAAAAGAAACGATTAAATCACATTTACTCTGAGACATGTTTTCTATTCTATAATCGTGCCCCATTCTATCTAGTTTATCATCTAGTTTATTGATAAAACTATCATATCTCATAACTGGGGGAAGATCGAAAATGCGGATTAACTTCTTATTCTTATCAACATCGAATCCACTCTCTATTAACCATGAACTATCCTCGTTCATCCATTTTGTTATTTTTCCAGAAAAGTCTTTAAAGTATGGTTTTAGTAATTTGGGAGATCCCTGAAGGTATTCCAAAACGTCTTCCATTTTTCTTGGAAGAATATTACTTCTATATCCGACTGCTATACCAACGACATGTGTCAATAAACCAACAGGGAATTCTACGTGGATCCAATTATGTCCTCCCTCCTCGTTTTTGATATTGAGATCTGAATTCTTTGAAATAATATCCTTGATCTTTTGATTTATCCTTACTGAAGTGTATCTGGGGGCTGAAGGACTTGGATTTACCGGCGAACCAAAAAATCCATCCCCTTCTAATACTCCATACGAACAACCAAAAGGTCTAGCTAGCTTAGATATCGCACCAGCTAAAGATGAATCCCCGTGGTGGTATAATCCAGTTTTAATTACCTCCCCTACCAATCCTATTGTTTTATTAAATTTAGATGGTGAATTTTCTAATACCAATCTCTGGACCGGGGTTAGACCATCATAGAAATTAGGGATACCCCTACTTTGTAATACATACAGTGCATATGTTCGATATTGTCGGTTTATTTGATCCGATATATTAATATTACTCATTTTTAAAATTAAGTTTTTCTCAAGAATATTACAATTGACTCCATTAATACACCAAATGTGCTTTGGATAAATGGATAAAAGATTAGATTAAACCATATTGGCATTTCCCCAATAGGCTCTATCTTACCGGTAAATGTTAATGGCCAGAAAATAAAAACACCCATCCAAAAACCAAAACACATAACACATGTTATTAATTTATAAAGCAAAGGTTTTTTTACTGCTGCCCATTTTCTAAATTCATCAAATATAGATCCATTGACCACTGTGGTAGTTATACAGAATCCAAAAAATAACATCAAGATAATAAATTCCATTATTCAAATAATTTTAGTGCTTTAATTTGTTCATCGCTTAGCTCATTAGGAATTTTTATATACGTTTTAACAAGAATATCTCCGTTTCCCATTCCGTTAAATTCGGGAATTCCTTTACCCTGTAACCTAAATAATTTTTCCGCTGAAGTTCCTGCTGGGATCTTTATTCTTAGAGTTGATCCTTTTAGATCTGGTATATCTATTGATGTTCCTAAACAAGCATCTTTAAATGAAAGATATTTGTCATGTATAAGATTTATGCCATCCCTTCGGTAAACTGGATGTACATATTCCTCTATATTTATAATTAAATCCCCTGGATTTGCTGGGGATTTTGCCCAGTCACCCTTTCCTATTACTAGATAAGAAACCCCATTTATTGATCCCTTGGGAATCGATGTTTCCAGCTCTTCATCTTTTCTAATTAAACCTGTGCCTCTGCAGCTATTACAGTCAGCTTTTGAAACCGTTCCGCTACCTTTGCATGTATAGCAATCATCTTGCATTATTATTTCTCCGAAAGTGTGCTGTACTGTTTTGTTAATTTTTCCTATTCCTCCACAGGTAAAGCAGTTTGTAGTTTCGCCTTTTTCCGCTCCTGTTCCTTTACAAGGATCACATTGGGTATTTCTGTTTATTCTTATCTTCTTGATTGCACCAGTCATCATTTCTTCTAATGTAACTGAAACGTATGCATTTAGATTTCTACCCCTGTTTATCATTGTTTCTTTGGTGGTAGATCTACCGGTAAAAAAACTAGAAAAATCACCAGTCTGGAACGGGTTGGTATTTTGCCAATTCCAATTTTGTTTGGATCCAGTAAATGGATTATCATATGCTGATCTCTTATCTGGATTAGATAGGATTTCGTATGCTTCTGATATTTCATGGAATTTTTCATTCACCTCTGGAGTATTTCCAGCTTTGTCGGGATGATGTGTATGAGCCAGTTTTCGGTATGCTTTTTTTATTACATCCGTTGTCGCATTTTTTGCTATACCCAGTATATTATAATAGTCTTTCTGCAACATTATTAATATTTAAAGGTTGATTGAAAAATGTTTCTGATTCTAATAGAACCCTCTGTTTTTTCTAGATTGCCCCTATTTCCCCATTTTTCTTTTAGTTGTTTAGATAATTCAATAACTTCAGAGCAGATCTCATATTTTTCGAGATCCTCCCAGTATTTTAATACCCTATTACTAAATGAATCTATTTGATCTTCATTTTCGAATATAAAAATTAGCTCTATTGGTTGATTTCTTAATGTAATAAGAAACATATCCTGCACAGACCTTTCTATGTGTTTTTTTAGAATATCATACTGAGGATGTCTAACATCTTCACTTTTTTCTAATCTAAACTCATCTTCATTATCATCAAACATTATTCCCTTCTTCTAATTTTTTATTTACTTGATTGTAAAAATCCAAATCAAATAAATCAATAACGTTCTTCACTAAATTATCAACTTTTTCTTGGCCGTAAGTTTCAATTAGATATTCATGTTTAATGGAGGCTTCTAGAAACCGGTCTACCTTGTACTTAATCTGTGAATTTACTTCCTGATTACTTAACTGTTGCTCAAACTCTTCAAGCTCTTTAGAATTTTTTGACTTCATATAGCAATTCTTTTTCTTTTATGTATTTAAGTAAAGCTAAATCTTTCATTTTAACTTCAAACTCTATATCAAATTCAAGCCCATAAGTTTCGGGATATTCCCAAATCCAGTCAGAATGTGCCACCTCTTTCGAGGATAAATCCTCATGTATTTTACGCGAATCTGAATAATGGGTAATCGGGGTAATTCCTTTTGGCCATGTACTAAGACATAGAGCTAGTGCTTCTTCCTCGTTTAATGAAGAAGGGTTGCATTTGTTATGCAGATAATCAAAAGTTATTGGGATCCCTATTTTTTTATAGGCTAACTCATAAAGATCTTCTGCATGAAATTGTGATTTTTTATCATCTACCTCTAATACCAACCTAGATTTTGCTGATTCTGGTAGCATTTTAAAATTACAACAAAATCTATCTGCCGACTCCTCTTTTGTCGGTTTAGTAGTGTTTATGTGAATATTAATAGGGTATTTATAGCTTCTTTCAAATCCCATCATGTCAAATATTTCTGCGTGTTGGGAAATCTCCTTTATTGCCTTTATTACAACATCCGGACGATTTGAAGCTAGAACCCCATATGGTGATGGATGGAAGGTTATTCTCTGGTCATTTATTATTGCATGATTTCCACATGCTTTTAAAACAGATGAAATCAAATCATAATCAGGTAGATCCTTTATCTCATATTCAGAGCACCACGGGAATAGGTCGCTAGACATTCGGTACATACGAATTCCGTTGTCCGAATTCCATTCCAATATTTCTCTTAGATCTATTGCATTCTTTAAAGCTAATTCCGAAGCATATTCTATACCTTTCTCTAAAAATGTTTTCTTTACCATTCCTCTGTTGGTAGAAATCTTTTTATCCGAAAGACTTAAGTTTATGCAGCAATATCCGTATCTTCTCATATTTTTGTTTTTTTATAAAAGTAAATGTAATATACGATATAAAAAACTAAACTACGGAACTTAGCCATTTTTTTCTCTCCAAAGAAGATTTACCAAAAGCCATTTCTAGATTTGACTTTGCCTTGGCATCATCCTTAATTGATATTATTCTCTTGTTTTTCATAACATGATCCCAGTCTTCTAACGATAAAGAGCCAAGTCCTTTAAGGTATCTAATAGCACCTCTTTCACTTTTAGATACATTCTTTTTAAATTCCTCTAATGAATAGTAGTATCTTTTTGTTCGATCACCAACCGTAACTAATGGTGTTTCTAAAAAACTAATTCTTCCCTCCTTGATCATCCAGGGAAACCACATATAAAATAAATTTATTAAAAGAGATGTAATATGTGCACCGTCTGGATCTTGGTCGGTCGCTATAACAACCTTATCGAATGGGCAATTTAAAGATTGATCAGCCGGATCTAGGTTTAATATCTGCATCAGTTCAAGAATCTCCCGGTTATCGGAAAGATCTAATAAACTTCTAGCGTTTTTTATTTTTCCTTTAAGAGCATAAACCCCCTCTTTCTTTGGATCCCTTTTTTGGAGGATTGATCCCATTGCACTAAGTCCCTCAACGATAAAAAGATTTTCCGCTCTTCCAGAAGTAGGCGGAAAATATTTATTTGAATGCTTTATCTTAATTGATTTTTTCTCTTTTCTTATTTTCTTCAGGGCTGTTTCTTTCTTCCTATCATCAACAGATTTCTTTATTTTCTTATAAGTATCACTTCTAAAGAATTTGCTTAGTGATCCATCAAAGTTTCTTATAATCGTTGGTTCTACTTCCTCTCTTTTAGAAACAAATTTTGTTTTATTTTGATCACCAAACCTAACTATTCTAGGTGACATATTTAATATGAGAAGTGTATCATAAAAATGATGTCCTAAAGAATCATCTAGTTCCCCGTTTATTTTATCGTATACGATCTTTTGGTGTATCCCTGTACATAAAGCACTATTAACAAAAGAGAATGAGCCAGAGTCTTGTTTTTTCTCCCATATCAATAATTCACCAATGGGAGTTTTTGCGGACCAGTCTGGCTTCAATTCTGATGAAATCATTTCGGTCTTTCCATCCCAGATAAATTCTATCTTCAGTGATGCAGTCTTTTCCTCTGTTTCTAAAACTCTTTTTCTTAAACAGAGATAGGTTCGAATAGTAGCATAATCCCATTTTGAATTATCGAAAACACTGGAGTTAGGAACGAATCCAACCTTTGTCCCAGTAGCCTTACTCTTTGCTTTTGTCTTTATAGTGGGCTTAGTTGATTTAAAATTATTCCAGATCTGGTAATACGTTTCTTTGCTGTTTGTTGTTTCTATTTCGAACATGTAAGAAAGAGCGTTAACCAAGCTAACCCCCATACCATTAGTACCAACGATAGATTCATCTATATTATCATTGTCGAAGTTAGATCCAGCTCTTAACATAGAAACCGCTGTTTCTATATTGCTCATCCCGCTTTTTTTGTTAACGGTAGATCCATTCGTAAATCCGTCACCAGTATCGGTAATTGAGATTGAATTCTCCTTAGAGGAAACCTCAACAGTTATCTTCTTCATTGGGGTCTGCATTCTCTTAGCTTCATCAACGGAATTAGCGAAAACCTCATCGAATAATTTGTACATCCCTATAGAATGTTCCTTGGTTACAGATTTTATAAATCCGTCTCCTATTATTGGGATTATCTCTTCGCTTCTTTTAACAGATCCCACATACATGGTAGGTCTTTTAAGAATATGCTCAAAATCGCTTAATACCTCGATTGTTTTATTTACTTTATTAGAAGACATTTTGTTTTATTTCTAGTGTTGTTTTAGTATATGGATAAACTTATATCATAAAAAAAGCTCCGATATTAATATCGGAGCTTTCTAATTATGTTTCATTTAGCTTTATTGAGCAGGGGTAAAAAACACTTCGTCTACTTGTTTAGGCTCTATATAAACGGTATAATATTCCATTTCGGATTGACTAGATTCAGCTTTTCTTTTCTTCGAATCAGGAATTGCTATAATATAGTCTTTACCCAATTTATTAATTACGCCTTTAACAATAAATTCAGAATCTACAAATATATTGATAGCATCAGTGTAATCCTCTTCTTCAGGTCTATCTGCTCTTTCTACTCTACTTCCATATAAAGCAAATTTTCTTTTAGCCATTCTATCCCTTTCAATCTGAACATCCTTTTTTACATATTCAGGGGCGTTTTTACCCTGAGTTGGTATTTCCGCGACAATAATTATTTTTGCAATATCCCCCTTTTCCTGGTCCTCTAATAATCGGGTTAATGTAGAAATAAGTTCCGGAGCTTTTACTATCATAGCAGGTTTCGCATTATTGCTCTGCATGAAAATATTCTCGTTATAAATAGGAATACCTACTTTCGTCTCATTTTCTTTTATTAGAAAATTAAAAAAAGATTCAAATTCTAAAAGATGTATCATTTTATACTATTTTTATAGTATATATCCATTACGGATTTTTAAAACCTTGCATTTTTTGCTGTGCCTGCATCTGCTTTAATTTTTTCATTTTTTCTTCTGAGCCCTTTTTATAAAAGTCTATATTCTTGAGAAGTCTTTTCTGTTCTTCTGGTAAAATATCTTTAAAAAAGGGTGAATTTACAATAGCTCCTGTTTTTTCTAATGAAATCTCAGGATTACCTATGTAATATGCGGCCAAAGAATATTCGTCTAGCAATCTCCATTGCCAAATCTCAGGTTCTATAAATAAAATATCCGCAGTACCTTTAGTTTTTATTGCAACGTCACCATACGCAAAAGAGATAAGATGTCTTCCTTGGTCTCTTAATTTTCTCATAGTATGAAAAACTGATTCCAATCTAGAAGGCCTATATTCCCACGCTCTAGAATATAAATCGGCTATTTCAGAATCTGGCTTACCTATCCTTTCGCTAATTTTAGCTATCATATACATGGAGTAATAAACTTCTTCCTCCCATCCTTTCATATCAACCCTTTTCCGGTATGATTCTATAGACTTTTCCAGTTGACCTGCATCCCTGTAACTTTGGGCAAGATAAAACATATATCTCTCGTTACTTGGCTCCTTAATTAAAGCATCCTCTAGAATCTTAGCATCGTTTGAATATTTTTCCTCCAAACTGCTAGCTCTTTTTAATGGAGAAATGTCAGCCATAACATAGCATCTCTTAATAGCAACCTGCATTACCTCTATATTATCCTCATCTAAATATAAATATTCATGTAGAACCCCCTTATAAACCCAATTTTGACTAGATTTTACGATCTGCGCCCGGTTATATTGTAGTTGGTTTAATTTATACATTAGTTGATAACAATCTGGCTTAGTATCTAAACCAGAAAAAGGATTTATTGAAGCTGATTCAGGAAAGAATGTATCATCGGCATCAATTATCCATCTGTAATCACATTTACCTTTAGCCAGATTTAAGCTCTCCGTCCTATTAACTTCAAAGTTAACCCAAGGTCTTTCGTGTAGTTCCCCAGGAATTCCTAGATCGTCCATTGTTGCTTTAATAACCTCTTTTGTTTTATCGGTGGATCCAGTATCTACGATTACCCAATATTTGATATAAGGGGCAACTGCTTTCAAGCATCTTTCCATTGTGTCCTCTTCATCCTTTACGATCATAACAAGACATAAGCTAATCTCTTGTTTTTCTGTATTATATGAAGGACTTTTCATAGCCACTGGTGAAGTCATGCTACTCATGGGAACAGGACTTTTCTTTTTCATTTTATTCTTTGACATTATTCTTTGTTTATCTGTTTATAGTTGTAGTCTAAGGATTCTGTTTTGCTCCCCTTTTTTTTGAAATATTTGTTTCAACCACTTCACCCATTTTATCAAATACTATATTGAAAAAATACCCATTATTTAGATCTACCCTCATCTTGTTTTTGTTTCTGTCCTGAGTCCTTATTTGTATATCATGATTGGAAAAATTAATACCATCAAAAACCCAAAACTTAAGATAGAAATAATTGGTATCATAAACACGATAGCTAATATCTTCGGCTTTTAGAGTTATTCTTAATGTGGAGAAATACTTACCTGTGATCTTTAACTCCAAAAAACAAATGCTATCCAAATTTAAATTCGATAGCATGATTTTTCCAAAATTAGCTACATATAGGGAATTTTTAGAATCGATTTCGTGTCTATCTAGCACGATACCATTATTTTCTAATATTTCGTAAAAATCAGCGTAAATATTATCCGATTCTAGGTATAGATTCAGAAGATATGACATCTCGTTAGTCTCGAAGTCTTTAACGTTCCTTATCTCAGCTTTTCCTGAATTTTTTAAATAATTTATAAGACTGTCAAAAATATCACGTAGAATGATTCTTCTTGTATTATCGTCCTTTTTTTTCTTATTTAGAATATCCCTTACGGAATTTACAAAGTCTCCACTAGTGGTGCTCATCTATATGATTTTACGGAATTACTTTTTCTTCTTAGTAAGTCCCAGTTTTTCAACAACTTTAGAAAGTACTTTATCCTTTCCACCCTCAGCATCTATTTTTAGAAGTTTTCTACTTCTCTTATAGAAGTCAACTAAAGGGAATGTTTTATCGTGATATTCATTGAATCTGTTTTCTATAACCTCATCGCTGGAATCATCCTTCCTATCCTCTTTCTTTGCTCTTTCTTTTATCCTTTCCTTGGCTATTTTTTCATCAAGATCAAGAAATATTGCGTGGTTTAACCCAAGTCCCATCTTGCCAAGGATTGAATCTAGCTTTTTAGCTTGTTTAATTGTTCTTGGGAACCCATCAAAAATAACACCCTCCGAAGGATCCATTTTTTCTAATTCAGAAACAAGTATTTTAACTATCATCGAATCAGGTACTAGATCTCCACTAGCTATTATTTTTTTAAGCTCATCGTCATCTGACTTCCTGATTAGATCACCAGTAGATATGTGGTTAATCCCATAATCATCCTTAAGAACTTTTGCTAACGTTCCCTTCCCAGATCCAGGTGCCCCTAAAATAACAAGAACTTCACCCTGACTATCAGGAAGTTCTCTTTCATTTAAAAATTGTTCGAAGTATTTTATCTGTTCCATTTTAAAAAATCTTTATGATCCGCAAGCAAGACAATCATCGGGATTGTCCAAGCTACAAACTATATCAGACATTATGTCTTCTGCAGCCTTACTTAGTTCCTCACTTGTCATGCCGAGCATATCTATCTTCTCCTCAGCATTTTCTTTTACTGGGGTTGGGATTTTTTCCTCCGATGTCTCCCGGTATTTCTTTGCCTTTTCCATGTCTATTCCTAAACCGGAAATCGCATCCACCGCGGATTTAGTTCTTAGATAGTACATTCCAGTTTTTAGTCCTAATTCCCATGAATGGAAATGTGCAGATGTTAATTTAGCAGCATTAACGTTCTCTATGAAAAGATTTAGGGATTGAGACTGACAGATAAATTTACCCCTTCCTGCAGACATGTCTATTAGGTCTTTCTGCTTTATCTCCCATACAGTTTTGTATATTTCTCTAAGGGCTTCTGGTATTTGTGGTATATTTTGGACGGATCCTTTATTTAGGATAATTAGATTTTTCATATTATCACTCCATAGACCTAAAGAGATGAGCTCTCTAACAAGATGCTTGTTTACAAGGATGAACTCACCGCTTAATGTTCTTCTAGTATAGATATTAGACGTAAATGGTTCAAATGCCTCATTATTACCCATAATCTGAGCCGTTGAAGCGGTAGGCATCGGCGCAAGTAACAATGAATTTCTAGCTCCGTGCTTCATTACATCTTTTCTAAGTTTGTGCCAATCCCATCTTCCTGAGAGATCCTTGTCGTTAAATCCCCAAAGATTGAATTGGAATTGTCCCTTAGAAAGAGGTGATCCCTCGAACGATTCATATTTACCTTCTTTTTTAGCAAGATCAACAGAAGCTACCATAGCTGCAAAGTAAATTGTCTCAAATATTTCCTCATTTATCTTCTTAGCTTCTAAGCAGGTAAATGGAATACCGATAATTGCAAAAAGATCGGCTAACCCCTGGATTCCTATCCCAATAGGACGGTGTCTAGTGTTCGATCTTTCTGTTTCTTTAGTTGGATAATAATTAACGTCAATAACTTTGTTTAAATTAATAGCTGTTTGGTAAGATACGTCATACAGAGCTTTGTGATCAACTTCACATTTTCCTCTAGCTATCTTGGAAGTTCTATTATCTGTAGATTTTAAAAATTTATTTACTGGGATAGATGCAAGATTACAAACAGCTTGCTCGTCCTTGTCGGTGTATTCTAAAATCTCCGTACAAAGATTTGAGCTTTTTATAGTCCCTAAATTCTGCTGATTTGATTTTTTATTAGCAGCATCCTTATAAAGCATATATGGTGTTCCTGTTTCTATTTGGGAATCGATAATCTTAGTCCATAAATCTCTTGCTTTAATTGTCTTTCTAGCCTTTCCAGAAAGCTCTGCTTCTAGATATGCTTTCTCGAAATCATCCCCGTATAATTCCCAAATTCCCGGAACGTCAGAAGGAGAGAATAATGACCATTCCCCGCTATCTTTAACTCTCTGCATAAATAAATCAGGAGTCCATAAAGCTAAAAATAAATCTCTAGCTCTTAGCTCTTCCTTGCCTGTATTTTTTCTAAGATCTAGAAAATACTCTATGTCAGCATGCCATGGTTCGATGTATATAGCAAAAGATCCCTTTCTTTTACCTCCCCCTTGGTCAACATATCGTGCTGTTTCATTAAAAACTCTAAGCATTGGGACGATTCCGTTTGATGTTCCGTTTGTACCTTTAATATACGATCCCGTACTTCTCACGTTATGAATAGCAAGTCCTATTCCTCCCGCATTCTGTGAAATAACAGCAACATCAGATAATGTCTTATAAATTCCAGGAATAGAGTCATCTGACATCATCAAAAGAAAGCAAGACGATAACTGAGGTTTTTTTGTGCCCGCGTTAAATAAAGTTGGGGTTGCATGGGTCATTAAATGATTAGAAAGCAACTCGTAAGTTTTTATCACATTTTTAAAATCCTCTCCCCAAATCCCAACAGCTACCCTCATGTACATGTGTTGTGGTGTTTCTGTTGTCTCACCGTGGGTTTTTAAAAGATAGCTCTTTTCTAAGGTTTTAAATCCAAAATACTCAAAATTAAAATCTCTTTCGTGTATGACAGCACCATCGAGCTTCTGTTTATTTTTCATAACGACACCGTAAGTATGATCGTTAATAAGACCCGCTGGCATATTTGTCTCCGGGTCGATGTAATTATAGAGATCCTCTATAGTTTCAGAGAATTTTTTCTTAGTTGTCTTATGTAATCTGGAAACTGCTATTCTTGAAGCCAAGATTGAATAGTCCGGATGGTTAGGTATAAGTGAGGCTGCAGTTTCAGCTGCAAGATTATCTAACTCCTGCGTAGAAATCCCATCGTAAATCCCGGCAATAACCTTTTGCGCAATCTCTAATGAATCAATATGGTCTGGATTTAGACCATAGGTCATTTTTTTAATTCTATTGGAAACTTTTTCAAATCTAACAGGTTCTTTAGAACCGTCTCTTTTTATTACAATCATTTAATTTATATTATTATTTTTAAAATTCGACATCAAAATCAAAAGCGTCTTCTGATTTGTTTATTACCCCAGCCTTCTGATATTCACCAACTCTTTTCTCGAAAAAATTTGTCTTTCCTTGAAGTGAGATGTTCATCATAAAGTCAAATGGATTTTCTGAGTTGTATGCTTTAGAGCACCCTAAATCGACTAAGAGTCTGTCCGCAACAAACTCTAAATACTGTTTCATTAATTCTGAATTCATACCAATTAATCTAACAGGTAAAGATTCGATGATAAATTCCTTTTCTATTTCAAGAGCACTTATTATAATTTCATAAATTCTAGCTTCACTAACTTTATTTACAAGGTGGTTATTGTGTAACATCACTGCAAAATCGCAGTGCATACCTTCGTCTCTTGAAATTAACTCATTAGAAAACGAAAGACCCGGCATAAGACCTCTTTTCTTAAGCCAGAAAATAGAGCAGAAGGATCCGCTAAAAAATATTCCTTCTACAGCAGCGAAAGCAACTAATCTTTCCTGAAAATTTGGCGAATCTATCCATTTAAGAGCCCATTCGGCTTTTTTCTTCACCGCGGGAATTGTTTCTATAGCATTAAACAACCTATTTTTTTCCTCCTTATCATTAATGTATGTGTCTATGAGTAATGAGTATGTTTCCGAATGTATATTTTCCATCATAATTTGAAACCCATAAAAAAACTTAGCCTCTGTGTATTGAACCTCGGAAACAAAATTATCAGCTAAATTTTCATTTACTATACCATCAGAAGCAGCAAAGAAAGCTAAAACATTTTTGACAAAATATCTTTCATCGTCGGTTAGCTTATTTCTCCAGTCGTTTAAATCCTGGGCTAGATCAATTTCTTCAGCAGTCCAGATACAAGCCTGTTGTTTCTTGTACATTTCCCAAATATCTTGATGTTCGATGGGAAATAAAACAAAACGATTTTTGTTTTCTTGTAAAATAGGCTCAGGTAAAGAATATAATCTATCCATATTTAATTTTTAATTTTAATTAATAATTGTTTTCTTGTCTCCGTATATTTTCCTTGTTTTTGGAGAGGTAATAATCATAAAGCTCTTCAGCTGTCATGCCAACTGAAGCCATCATGTTGAATACGAAATGTTGAATATCTACTAACTCCATTTTTAATTCTTTTAAGTCATCCTCGGATAAATCCGATATTTTCATTTCGTAAGCCTTCTTATGGTTGCTCTTCCACGGTTTCCATACTGCGTTTCCTATAGAAGTCTCGCCATTATTGGATACTCCACCTAAGGCATCGTATGCCTCTGATATTTCGTCTTCGATAGCTCTGGTGTTCCAAAGCCAAAAGTCTTTAATTTCTCCGAGGGTAAGATCATTAAATTTATAACCATAAACCCTTTCCTGAGTGTTTTTCTGCAGAGTCATTAACTTCTCCAGATGGTGTGTGGATTTTTCGTAATCGTTTCCAACAAGAAGATCCTTGCATTCATTGTCTGTATTTGCCATAATTGTGATTTTTTGTCTGTGTTTATATCTAGACTAAATCTCTCTGGGTTTTTTATATATCAAAAAACATTGAGATTGGTTGTCTTAAATTGTTAATTTTTTTCTTTTTCTAATAACTTTTCTAGCTTGTCAATTTCGATCTGTAGCTCTAACATTCGATCTTTTGTTTTTCTTCTTTTAGAATAGAGATCTTTAATAATTGTTCTTAATATCGGATTCTCGTCCTCCCCTCCAAAATATGCTCCTGATGCTGTCTTGGTCCATGTTTCTTTTGGAGTATCTAGATTTTTACCTTTATATACTTCGGGTGATATCCCCCATTGAACCATAGTGTTCGGATAAAGAGAAGCAAAGTCGTAGCAAGCTATCCATTCATGTAATCCTTTAGCTGGTTCTTTTACATAACCCCCTGCAAATTTAACATGTACTTCTTCTTTTCTTTCGTCGGTAAAAACCTGTTTCCTATCAAGAAATTTTCTAAGCATCATAATTTCTGTAGACCATACTGGGGAAAGTGCTCTATTTACTTCCACCCCAGAAATCATAGCGATTTTAAAAAATGTTTGCATAGTTTTAAGCTTGGCGTCAATATAATGTACCAAGGCACAGTCAACAGCGTTATAATAGATGAAGTCTTCGAAATTAGATTGGTATAAATCTCTAAGGGTCCCTGTGTACTCTATTTTTTTAAATCCAACCGCCTTTTCGGCAACATAGTCTAATCTATTGCTCTCTTTAATCTTGATAACACGATCCCATTTTTTATAGATATCGAGGTAATCAATCATAAGTAAGTGCATAGGTAATTGTGATTTTCCCATTAAATAATTTCCAGGGGAAATCATCTTAGGATCAATCCCTATTCTTTTAGCTCTATTTAATAAATAAGGCCAATCGTAGCCTAGCCAGTTCCAACCAGTTATAACAGGCATACGAGGACCAAGTTCTTTGAAAAAAGTGTAGAGCATATCGTACTCTGAGGGAAACTGCTTGTATTTAAATGTCCATTCGTCTCCAGTTCTTGCGAAATATGAATTTATTTTTTTGTAAATACTGGCTTGTTGCTCAGAAGTAAGAGGATCAAGACCAAGAACTATTATCTTATTCTTGTCAGTGGCAATCCCTATAGAAAGAACCCGATTTCTTGCGTTTTCTGTATCTAAGGCTGCTGCCATATCCTCTGTTATTTCAACCTCGATATCGACAAAATATTTTCTGGGTGTTTGATATTCCCAAAGTGGCTTAGTTAATTCTTCAGGCGAATCTATAAGTATTTGGGCCATTCTATACTTATTGTATTTCTGGGTCTTAGTTTTTTTTACTGCTTCCCCCATCCAATTGGTCCATTCTTTATCCCTTTTTGGATCATGTGGACTGCACTTCTCCCAGATAAATCTATCCTCCTCTTTAATTGGAACTTCCATAAAAGCTAATTCCCCCTCTTCATTAAAGTGTGATACCTTTAAATAACTACCTTTATTTTCTATGTCTATGATCATTTAAAAAGAGATTTTCTTATTTGTTCTATCCATCTATCTTTCTTATGTTCCAGGTGAATATATACTATTAGATGAAAAATTTAAAAAATTTCGACAATTTCATATTTGAATGGCTAGATTCTCCAGGAAGCGTTGATGTACCCGGACAAAGCACGGAGATTAGAGTAAATTCTAGAAATTACACTTCAGCAAATCCACAAATGCCTGAGATTATCGATGCAATGTATGAGACAGCAGAGGTAAATATTTTTTTAGATAACGAAGGAAAATCTGAAAACTTTAACAAGTTTCTTAGTAAAAAGAAAAGAACGGGAACAGAGGTAACCGATTATATCAAGGAATCTTTTAGGGAGAAAGCAAAATCTAAAAAATGAGGCATCTTGTATTATTCGAAAATTACCAATCTACTGAATTAGATCTAGATCCAAAGATCAGAGAAGAATATATTAAGAAATTAGAGGATCTGGTAAGCTTTCCTGATCTTTACCAGAACGATTTTGAAACATGGATGGCAGTTATAGACGATGTGTCATATAAATATTTGGATGCAGAAGATATGTCTATCTCCAAACAAGAATATAATAACTTTCTAAAAGAATATAAAATGGTAAGGAATGCTAATTCTAGCCAATTTCTTTTAGATGGGTTTCTTATCGGTATAAGCGGGGAGGTACCGGATACAGATTATGAGGATCTAAACGAAAAACCAATAGAATGGTGGTTAAAAGAGTTATCAGTATTTCCTAAAGAAATTGCTTATATGGCTAAATCTGTATGGGATAATATTAACATCTTTCCTATAGAATTTATCAGAATTAAATAATATTCATGATGATATTTTCATACCAAATTTCTTATCCGATTTGCGTATCCGGTTGAAATACAATACTTATAGTTAAAGAACCATATTCTTCGATAGAAGGGCAAGGTATTATTATAGAAAATGAGGGAATATCTTTATCTGATTTTCCGTCTAAAGTTTTTATTACTTTATCTATTCCTCCTTTTAAGGCTTCTTTAAATTTATCTATTCTTCTAATTTTTGTTCCTCCTCCCCATTCTTTTTTATTTTTAGCAGCAAAATCAGCTGGAATAATATAATCAAATGTTAAAATACCACTATTGACTTTAAGATTTTTAAAATCCGGACTCATTTTTGCTTTGTCTAGGTCTAAAGTTAATCCTTTCAAAAGAGATAGATTTAAACTAGCAGAAAGGGTTTCTCCTATCTCATAACTTCCCTCGTCGGAAAGCATAAATTCTATTGAATCTGCTTCTATAAAAATATCTTTTGCTCTATACTTATCATCTATTCCGATAACGCTTTTCTCTGATTCATCATTAATTGTAAAAGTCTTTTGTAAAGACGGTTTTATTCTTCCGTCGACTGCAAGGATTTTTTCAATATCTACAAATTCATTGAAAGCTTCTCCGATAAATTGTTCAAATAATTTAATATGTTTTTTCATTTTATAGTTTTTAAATTTAATTTATCTTATATATCAAAAAAAAAAACATATTCATAGTTTAATTGATTCTCTCAAACCTGTTGGGTTCCCAAGTAACTTATTAATTTTTTATCGGTTGGGATAACAGATAGATCGCACTCTATAAAAATATTCCATGAATCTACCCCATATTTACCAATCCCTGGTAACTGACCTACATGTTCAAATCCATCAACCCATTTCTGACTTAACTTTATTATCCGGGATGCTTTTACATTCTGAAATCCGGTTGTTTTTATGACCGCTGCCAGCCTTTCCGGATCACACCCAATAGTAGATACGGGATTTGGAATAAGTTCAAATACGGAGCTTAAAATAGGTCTAACTTGTTTATTATTAGTTTGATTTAAAAGAATACAGCAAACAAGCATTTTCCACGGGGAATTAATGTACTCCTCTTGTATAAGAATCTCTCTTCCTTTAATTTCCATATTATAAAGATAATGAATCAATGCGTATATTAAAAATAAAAGCGCACGCACGTATAAAATATTTTTTTAAAAATTTTTAGTGTTTTTATTTTTTTCCCCGAGTTACTGTTCTACATTTACCTTATAAATCAATTAAAAAAATAGAAATTATGAAAACAGAAAACAAGTTTAGCAAAGTAACAGGATTGGTAATCGCTCTTACTTTTTTCTTCAACACTTCATATGCAAACGGAGGTAACGGGGATAAAATCAAATCAGTTCAAGACAGCATCGAATCTGGATTCGAAAAAGCATACGGTTCTGACATTAAGCTAGATGCAACTTTGAAAAACGGTTGCTACAACTATCTGAAAGAATTCCGAACCGGTACGTCCCAAGGATTTGTACAGAATCAAGGACACATCTCAACCGTATTGAATGCTTCTAATATTACAGGTAATGCAATCAAGGGGGTAGACCTAATCGACACCTACGGATATGAATTCTTCGTAGAACGAGCATTAAACACTCTTACTACCAGTGAGTTTAAATCATATTTCAACCGATACGGAAGTCCTAAGAAATTCTGGGTAGAACAGATCGAAGAAAACGGGGTATACTACGTGGTTATCTCTTTTGACTAATAAAAAACAAACATCACAAAAAAGGAGGTCCTAGGACCTCCTTTTTTTATGTGCTATTGTTTTATGCATTGTCTATATCTAAATAAGCATAGAAGCTAAGAGTAATTTGATATAATCTGTATTGGTCTGCCTTTATAGTTTTATTCTGTGCAACATACTGAATCACGTCAGAAGCTGGTTCTACTGCACTTAGAGTACCAGTTACATTTAACGTAACTTTTCTCCAAGTTTTAAGATCTTCAGTACTTTCTAAAGGCTGGATGTTAGTTTCTTTAGAAGCTGTGATAGATGCTCCTGGGATCAATGTTTTAAGAAATTCAACTACCGAACCAGCTCTATCTAAACAAAGCTTCTTATTGAAAGCCTCGTCGCCTTCTTTAGAAGCACCACCAACTACTTCTACTGAGGTAACTGAGGTAAAGTTAGTTTGAATAGCGTTGAAGATGTTTCTTTTACCATCCTCTAGCAATTCAGATTTAGCTTTTACGAATAAAGTTCCGTTATCTTGGATATCTACAGCTTTTTCTGTTGTTCCCCCACCTTTCTTAATTGTAATAGGAACAATTTCACTTACTGATACGCTACCTCCCTTACCTTTCTGCACATCTTGAACTCCATAAAGAGTTAATTTTACTCTTAAAGCATCATCTGAGGAGTACGAGAGGCTTGGGTCAGCAAAACCAGATAATGGCCTAATCGTGTTTGCTTCGGTATTTTTTTTCCATTCGAGCTTAGAATCACCATTGGTTATATAAATCTGATTATCACTATCAGCGTTAGGTGTAGCTGTGCCCTTCTTTCCCAGACGGACAAAATCTAAGTCAGCTCCTTCTTTTTTCTGTGTCCAATATTTTTTATCCTTTCTTGCTTCGGCATTATATAGATTTATTCCTGTAAGAATTCCTTCTAATGGTACTTTATTATCGGTAACCGCCACTGTTTTAACTGAAGTAGCAGGAACCTCGTCGCAGAATACTTGACCAGCTACTACGTTGTTAATAATCACTCGGTCAATACAGATTTCTGTGTCTGCTACATTAAGTTCCATTTTCTTATTCTCCAAAGAAACATTTAGCATATTTCCAAGAGCATCACCTAAAGCTTTAACTACTTCTTCTGAAACTCCTTCAGCCATTTTCTCAATTGCAGCTATTTGGGTTGTTGTAATGGCTTTAATGTTAGATTTAAATTCCGACTCCTCGGCAACTGTTGAGGCTTTAATGTATTGGGATAAAATCTCTTTAGCCTGACTAAAGCTATATCCCTCGTTAATCATTCTTGCAGACTCTATCAGGAAATCAGCAAATGTTAATACTGGTCTTTTCATAATGGTAGTTTTTATTTTATTTTTAAAATTGTTATTTATATATCACCAAAGAATATGAAAATCTACGTGTTTAACGAATTAGGTGATTTGTATTTTTTTTGATCCTTTTTTTGATCTTTCCGGAATTTTTATTTCCAATACCCCGTTTTTCATTTCAGCTGAGGCTCCATCAGTATTAAATTTTTCAGATATTAGGTATGTCTTTATATCTTCGACATTCCAATTATTCGATCTGTTTATTTCTAGAGTCAGTTTATTGGCTTCAAAAGAAACAGAGATATCTTCTCTGGCCAAACCAGGTAAAGAAAATTCAATATTAAGCTTTCCGTCTTTTATTTCAGACTTGTGGGTATCATTAGATAACCCAGATTTAGCTGATACAACGCTATCCAAAAAGGAATCACTCAAGGTAGATGATAGGATAGTGGGAAACATGTTTCTAAATTCTTTTGTGTTCATAATATGTTTTATTTTTTACTTATTTTAGTACAAAAACAGTTCCATATAAAAAAAGAAGACTAAATGTCTTCTTTCCCTATATTTATTATAATACTAATTGCCAAAATAGTAAGCCGATTTATTTTTTTCTACTTTTTATAAAATCTATATAAGAAATAAGATTTTTACCTTTTTTACCTTTCTTACGTGCAGCTGCAGTTCCTGCATTTAATGTGGTAAATTTATCACCACTTCCGGTTTTGTTTAAATCATTAAAACCAGCATTTGTTCCATCATTGGAAGGTGTGCTTGGATTACCCATACCTGGGACATTTCCTAATGTTGCAAGACCTGGAGCGGGAGCGGAGGTAGGAGCTGGTGCAGCATCCATATCTTCCATTATTTTTTCCTCGTTACATCCCATTTCTTTAAGATATTCTTTAAGCTGCCATTTTTCAACGCAGTAGTTTTTTTCATTTAACCATTTTCCCATGCACTCTGTCATGCAAGACTCATTGCACTTATTAAGGGTTTCGTTAATTTCTTTTTTCTCGTCCTCCATGCAGACTAGACATCTTCCTTTAGTTGTATTTCCAGTTGGATAAAACATAAATTTAATCTAATATTTTTTTTATATTATGGGGAAATATTCTAACTATGTTACCCCCTTTATTTTTTGTTATATAACCTATAATATCATTGTATATATCGTATATGGGACCTTGAACTAAAAGTTCCCTATCTAAATTATCAAGAATCCATTTATTGTCTATCTGGCTGACCTCTTTTGCTCCTTTTCTTGAATTTAATGATTCTGCAACGCTATATCCTCCGCAATCACACATATCTATTATTTTATTATATATTATCTATAATCTTTCCTATCTTCTTTCCTTTTAAGGTACTGCCATAAATAGTTTAACCCTTTCTTATAATCTGCTATGTTCTTAAAAGGCTCCACAAATTTCTTGATGTCGTTTCCGCTTCCCTCTGGTGTTTCTTTAGATCTTATAGGATTATATCTTCTAACTGTTCCTGTCGGGTGAATTGTATAAAAAACATCCCCGTGGCCTTTCTCCCTTTGTTTGTTCTCTGTCCTAATAAACTTCATAGAGTTATTCAGCTCCTGCTGGTGTGATGTTTCCTCTTCAAATCCCAGATCCATGATTCTTTTATATTCTATTGATTTTCTTATCCTATCCAAATTAATGGCTCTACGAGAATCTAATTTATACTCGTCCGATGGATCATATTCCTCAAAGATTACAACATGTTTCACTATTTATATATCCTGATTTTATTATCCTATTTTTAAGATTGTTTTGTGTTTATCCAGTCCCGATAATCCTTAAGATTTTGGAGGTTACCCTTTCCTCTTTTTTTTTGTTTAGCATCAGGATCAAGGAAAGGAATTATCTTTCCTGGTCCCTTCGGGTGAAACTGTGGTATTTTATCAGACCCAACCGGTTCTAAACTAACTGAAAGATTACCAATGATATCCTCATCAATATGATGTGGTAAATTTTTATGCTTTGTTGAAGCATATTTTTCAAGCTCAGCTTTAGTCATTTCTTTAGCAAGTTTTAAAATATTAGCTCGGTATTTAGGATTTAGATCTTCTGGTTCCATTGCACCTATCTTTATAGCATAGGCCTGACCCATTAATCGTTGTTGTGCTGTACTAACTGCTGGCATATTTTTATGATTTATTTCTGAACTTATTACCTATTGATGCTTCCTCCAGTGGGTTTTTTATGTCTATTTTTATAATTTCTCTCGTAATCATATAAAACTTTTGGATTAGCTTTAAGATAAGCTATTTCTTTTCTTGTTTTTGGTAGAAGCTTATTAGATAAATCATTTAAGCTATTAGATAAAGAAACAGTAAATTGTGGGGTATTCCTGTATGTTGAAAAATAATCTATAAATCCAAGTAACTTTGCTGGATGTTCCGCATTGTCTTTTGATATGCTAGGGTCCGCAAACTTTCTCGTTACTATAAAAGTTCCATAGCCTTCCCTACTGCCATCTATAGGATTTGCATTACCTTCTATTCCTGTCCATTCTTTTTTTTGTTTATCCACCGATAAAATTATTCCAGTGTGTCCGTTTCCTGGATAGCCCCCCGTTTTTTTATCCTTACTAAGGTAGCAAAAAATCATTCCTGGTAAAACAGAGTTTATATCCAAATTTGGTTTATTAATCACTTTTTTTCCTTTTGTGGTATTCCATTGATTTTGAACTGAGCCTGTCTTAGCAATTTTATTTTTTATTTCCTGAGAAAATAGTGTTTTTGATAAAACACCATATATGAAAGCTGCACACCACGGATCGCCTGGATTTATATTAACTCCCCCCTGTAAGACTTCAACATTTGTCCCTTTATTGCTACCTCTAGGGGATTCCTCAGCATTGGTATCCGAGATTGCCTTTTTAAAGCTATCAATTACAGATTGATTGGTATTTTCAAATAAATATTGGCTAAAAGTTAATATTTTTCCCATTATACAAATTATGTTTAATTGTATATATCAAAAAAAAAGACCTATTTTAAATATAGGTCTCTTTGTTTTTTATCCCATTGTTTCTGGGTAATTTGTTTTGAAGCAATATCCCAATTGGTATCGGGATCTATGATCTTCTTTTTTCCTTTCTGCCAGTCTGCAAACGTCCAAATAAATCTATTATACCCTTTACCTACAATTTTAAATCCGGTATCCCCGGGTTGTATGGCAACTGGTGATTGCGGTGGAGCATAAAAACTGGTTTCAGCGGAATTAGAGGAGCTGCTCTTCATATTTGTCTTTGTTGTATATAACGGCTTCGATTTTTGTTTTTGTAACCTGAAAAGATTCGTAGCCTCCAACGGTACCGTCCATATACTCTGCAACTTTTTTTTCTACTTCGATGACAGAGTCACCAGCAACTAGAAATTCTGCTTTTTTATAAACCGGATCTCCGTTTTTTTTTACCTCTCCTGATTCGAATTTTGTTTTAACTACCCAATAGCTCATTTATTAATGTTTTAGTGATTAAGATTTATTTTTTATTTCCTGAATTTCAATTCTTAATTCCTGAGCTAGATTTTTTAACTCCTGCATAGCTTTTCTTACTCTAGTTCCTGCAGTTACATTTCTTTTAGCTGAGAATTTCTCAACGTCACCTTGTGTTTGCTCAATTAGAGCTTTAATTTGTTCGAATTTTTCCATTTTATTTTTTTTTATTAGTTTGTAATTATATATGTTAATTTAAAAAAGTTTCCTATCTGCTTATAATTAATGTCATTTTAGATGATCCTTCTTGGACGGACCAATTTAATCCCAGTTCCGATAGAGAAATTGATTTCATATATTCCAAATATGTTCCCTTGCCGTCATAAATTAAATTATCTTGTATCTCGTCATATATTCTAATAATCTTTGGATTAATCTGAAGGTAATCGTTTACGCATTTATAAACGTACTTCATTGTTCTAGATAATTCACCTGAACCCATTTTAAATTTTTGTGAGTTCATTCCCGGGATATCCTCCTTTTCGGCTGCAATATCTTCTATTATCTCTGGTGATATCTCGTTTATTGTTAATACACAATATGAATTTTTAGGACCCTCTATTACTTCTCTGTCTGAATATTTACCGATAATTAGGTGATATGCTTCGGTGCCACCATTTTCCTTATCTAAATTAAAGAAATAATGGTAGATATCGGATTCTTTTTTCCTTAAAAATTGGGAAGTTCCGAATCCATCACTCTCATTAACCTTAAATTTAAAATCGCTAAGTTTAGTTACAAATCTGTTCATTGTTATTTATTTTTTTCTAATTTTTCCGTTATTAAATTTTCGGTAATTTGTCTGCCTTTTTTAGAAGAGACCATTTGCTGATAGAATGAAGATATTGACTGGGGGACTGACTTTTTAAAAGCCAGGAAATCCTCCTTATCTAGGTAATCCCTTATCTCGCTTCCACTATTTTTTCTTGGGGTTTCTATTAACTCCATTGGTTCATGAAAATCGGAACCAATCTTTTTTAGAAAATCTAATTGTTTATTATAATCATCAGATTTATCTTCCCCGCTTCCAATAGAAACTGGAAGATACCCAAGCTCTTTAGCCCTGCTGCAAATCGGGCCTAATAGTCCCTTATTGACGATAAAATATCCTTGTATTCTCTGAGGAAATTCCATGATTAAACTTTCCATATACTTAGAAACCAGATTTAGATCAAAAGGAGAATCTTCCGATTTATCGTTTCCTGAATGAACTACTGCTACTATAGAAGGAAGCTCGTTTTTGTCCCTTAATACATCAACCATTTTCATATGACCGTTATGAAATGGTTGAAAACGGCCAACTATAAGATTTACTTTCTGGGGATCTCCTTTTTTAGCTTTACTGTTATCTTTAACCGATTTATCGTCTATTGGCTTTGTATCAACCTTAGGTTTATCTACAGAATCAATTGTTTCTAGAGCTGTAATAAAGTCATTATAAGAATAGAAATGATCATCAAAATTTTCATCTGCCTCGTCACCTTCTAGTGTTAAGTGATCTAAATTTACAGGATCTATATTATTCTTTTTAAAATCTAGAAATGATGGTATATTAGATTCGTTAGTCTTAACCAATTTCTTTTTTCTAACAGCAGTATCTATATTAGAAACTAGCATATTAAATTGATCAATTATGCCAGGTGTTATAATTCCATCAGTTCTTTTCTTAATTTTTCTGAATGAATTCAGAATAAGCTTAAATAAAGATTCATAGGAATCGTCATCCTCGATCCATTTCATAACTCTAGGATCAGCAATCATATCCCTATTTAGTCTAAATTCTTCCTTCTTTAAATAATCTGGCTCCTGAAAATTAGCACCTTTATATTTGTATCCGTATTCTTCTAAAAATTTAGAAAAAACATCCGATATAAATGAAATATATCTTTTATCTTCAGAGTCACCTTTAACTTTAAAATTTTCTATTCCTCTATCCAAAATGAAATTCATTACATCGAGAATGGTAATGCCTAAAAAATCACTAGGAATCTCTTCAGATTTTTTACTAGATCGGGATTTTGCTATCTCAGTAAATACCGGATCTACCATTTTAGAAAGTATAACATCTCCTTTATTATTGGAATCCGAGCTAAATCTAAATACTATCCCCTCTATTGGTTTATCTAAATCGTTATTTAATGCGCTGCTCTTTATCTCCGGATTAAGGACACCAAGTATAAATCTAACAAAACTCTTTGTTTTATATTCGTTAACTAGCTTATCAAAAGGTGTTCTAAGAAAATCTAGAATCATACTTTTCTGTTCAGCTGATAAAATTCCTTGAAAAATTATGGGTGGGATTTCAACCCCTATCAGATTAGCCCAGACATCAAGTTTTTTTTTATCTGTAATTTGCTCAGAATCGGAATCCTCTTTAGGCTTAACATAAGAAAGAATTAAATTATTCTTAGGAATTCTGTCATAAGCAATTTCTACCGGGTTAGGATTTGAAAAATATTCCAATCCAAATTTCCACCCTCTAGGTATTTCTTTGATGATATGTATAGGTAAAGATTCTATATATAATATAGGCTTTTCGTAATACTTCATTAAAGTCCTATCCACCATGGTAATAGGATTTCGCTGATCCCTTTTATAAAAAATAAATTTACCAGTCTCTACGTCTCTTTCAAACATAAATGCTGACCCGTCCATCTTTTCATTAACGGTCACGTAAGAATTAAAAAGATTTTCTACAAAATCCTTTCCCTTCTTATTATAAATGTCGTATAAATGACTTATTCCTGACATATTTTCTTTTAGTAATGTATATTATATTTATTATATCTATTAAATCCTATTTATTTCGGACGGAACGTCCAAACCGCATCTTTTTAGATATTCTTTAAATTTATCTTTGATCTCTTCCATGTTATCATATAATTCAAAAGAAGGGTTATTTATTATTGAAAATACCTGCTCAAATGTTTTTACTTCCTCTAATGTATATCCTGGTCCCAGAGTAAAATCTATAAACTCCTGTGGATTTCGAGTAACAAATCTTTCGCTTCCTTCTATTTTTTTAGGATTCTTAAGTCTATCTTTAATCTTTCCTGCATAAGATTTGGTGTGCCAGAATAAACCGTCGCTAAGCATTATAACGGGGGAATCGTAATCCAATACCTGTCCGTCAGGATCTACCCTAGTAATTTTTCTTCTTGATGCTAATATTGCTGTTAGTAACCAATTTCGGTGAGCTGATTTATATTTACTCTCCGTTATTTTATAATTAGGCGAATAATAAATAAATTTGGCCCATTCCATGCTAGATACCGCTATTAAATCTAATTGAACTATACCTTTATTAAAATCTCCTTGTATTGGCCAACCTAAACTAACTATACCTAAACCTTTCATATGTTTTATCTCCGGGTCGAATCCTAATTTTTCCGGGAGAGATTCCAAGATTAATTTATAAACTTCAGATGAACACTCCTTCGGAGTAATTCCATGTTCTCTAGAAAACCAACTGCTGTCGTATCCTATATCAAGATCGCCTGACGTATCTTCTGGGTTTTTCTTTTTCCCAATACTACCGATTACAAGATATTGAGATCCCTCCTTGATTTGATTTATACCTAAGATAGGAAATAAAATAGATTTTATACTATCAAAGGTTTTAGGAAACTCGTCCTCTCTAATACTTCTTGATGTTTTTATAGCTGCTCCCCCTTCAAAAACTCTAGAGAATCCTGAGAAATCCATAATTTTATTTATCATATTTGGATGTTCTTTTATAATATCTTTCCATCACGCCATTAATATAATCGGTGTACATTTCTTCGTCGTTGTTTTTAGGTTTTGTCGGGTCATAATTAGGACCAAAGAATTTTTTACCCTTAAGAATTCCCGATTTATAGAATTTTTCAGCGTCAGCTTCTGTGGTATTTGATTTAATGTTGTCCTGTTCCCATTTATCTATGATCTCTTCTTTTTTATTACTAATATCTTCTTTGGAATATTTGGATACTGTATCCTTATTATCTCCTTTAGTAAAAAAATCAGATATTGCAGCACCTGCACCTATAATTAATCTAAAAGCTCCTGGGATTAAAGCTATTGCCTTATTTGCTGATACGAATTTATCAGTATTTGGGTCAGAATACCTACTATAGTATTTAGTACTATCGGTCTCAGTCTTAATTCTGTCATTTACTCCTCTTAACCATTTACTAAATTTGTTTTTACCCTCTTTAGTTGACGATTCCTCATTTAAATTTTCCGATATAAACGAATCAAATTTTTTAATTCCCATGGAAATAGATTTTTATGTATATATCCCAGTTTAAATTAGAGTTTTATATTATAAATCTTATATTCAAATAATTCTTTTTTATAAATTTCTATTCTTTCCCTGCTGTGCTTTAAAAGGTAATTCTGGTATTTTCCACTAGAAAAATCGTCGACGAAATCTATAACATTAACCTTTTCCTTCCCCTCCATTTTTCTCATTCCTCTTCCTAAACTCTGTTTGATTAAAATTTCACTTTTATATGATTCAACAAGAAAAATATTGTGTATATTATTTATAGATATTCCGGTAGAAAAGGTACCATATGTTGCTACTAGAACTTTATTCTCCCCTGATGACATTCTAGTCTTATATTCCTCCCTTAGATTCTCATTAGTATCCCCGTCAACGTAAAAAACCTCCTTATCCCCGTTTTTTTCTCTAAGATTGTTCCATATTTGCTTTCCGTACTCGTCTTTAACTGATTGAAAAAGAACTAATGAATTCTTAGATCCCTTACTTATAAAATCAACAATATAATTTAGTCTTTTTTTGCTTTCAACAACAAGCTTTCTCTCTATATTGTATATTTCATTCCCCTCAATGTTATTTGAGTTTGTTTTAAGTTCAGCCAGCTTATCCTTATATCCCTGTTCGAGCCAGTCCATAATAATAACTCGTATTGAAACAGGTGTAGCATAATTATTATCGAATAAAAAACTTGGTTGGATTTCAACAACAAGTGGACCTAAAAATTGTTGTATGGTAAGATAATCAGCAGTTTCTCTTTTAGTTAGTGTTCCTGTTAATCCAAATCTCCATTTAGATAGTGTACAATGCGCTACAATTTTCTTTATAGACATACTGTTAGTATGGTGTGCCTCGTCAATAAAAACTGCATCTATCTCTTCATAGAAATCAGATTCCTGCTTAACTAGAGATTGAAAAGTTCCTATTATTAAATCACAGCCTTCCCTGATTTTACTTCCTCCTCCTATCTGTTGAATCTTAACTCCAAGCCTATCCAACCCGTAATCTACAAAGTCATCACTACCCTGAAAAACAAGATTTGTATTAGGGACAACCATGAGAAATTTTCTGATCATGCCTTTAGATTTTAAGTAGGCAAATATCATAAATGAGATTAACGTTTTTCCTGATGATGTTGCAACCTCTGAGACTGAATATCTATACCTAATAATCTTCCACGCCGTCTCTATTTGATAATCCCTCGGTTTTTTATTAATATCACCATTTATACCATCTCTAAAAAAATCATCAACCCATTTAGTGAAATCGGCCAAAGAAAGATCATTAATTATAAGATCTTCGATACCTTTAATTGATATTTCTATCTTGTATTTCTCACCTATTTCAAGTAATTCCCTCCATAATCCTATTGGTATTTTCCACATACCACCTTTTTTCTCTATAAAGCATATACTCCCATCCCATATTTTCTTCTTAACTAGCGGATGAAAATAAAAGTTATGGATTTTTTGTGTTAATGAAATGTCTATCTGTTTTTTTTCTACCTCGTCAATAGACTCTATTAATATCATCCATTGTTGATCCTCGGAAACTTGAAATCTTAACATAAATCTCTATTTTATTTTACTGTTGATCCCCGGAGGTAATCTTCAAGAGCTATTCTCTGTCGAATCCCATATAACATATGATCAATCGTTTGTACCGTTTGGTCGATATACTTTCTGTGGCCCTCGACTAATTCTATTTTTTCCGTTATTTCACTAATATCACCTTCAATTAAAACATTTTTTTCGTTTGCTCCGTATCTAATATCACTTTTTTCCGAATAGTCTTTTAGTTTTTTTGATTTTTCAATTCTATATTTGGAATTTAATTTAGAAACTATCGAGGCTAATTTATAACTGTACTCTAAAAGTACTTGTCTCTGACTGAATAAATCAACTTGAGCTTTAGCGAGAGTCTTGATGTCTTTCATCTCTAATGCTAAAATTTGTATCTTCTCCTTCCAATTGAATCTTTCGGTCTCAAATAATTTATTAAAATCTGCTTTCTCTGAATTTGACATTAAAATAGGTTTTTGTTTTTATTTTTTTTCTTTGTAATATCTACAACCTTAAAAGATTGTGATGTGGATTTCCTAATATTTTTCTTAGGCGGATCTATCGAGGGTTCTATAAATTCAATATTCACTTTTAATATATCTTGCTCTATTATCTTGATGGGATATTTTAATTTGGGCTTCAGCTCTGTATTTATACTGGATTCCCATTCCTCCATTTTTTTATCTATTTCATCCTCACTCATTAATAAAATATCTTAAATCCAATACATCATCAGTAAAATAGTCATCCAGCCTTTTTATTTTTTTTCCTGTTGATCTGAGGTGAACAACAAGGTCATTTAAATCCCATTTTTTATTTTTAGTGATATTATTTTCCTCTAAAAATTTTCCCCAATTAAAAACAATAAATCCTTTACTTAATAAGTCCATGCTTTTCTCTATGCCAGATTTATCCCAGTCGTACCAATATCTAATCCCTTCTATTTCAAATGGAAATTTATTTTCTATCGAACATAAGCCAACAGAATTTTTCCAAAACCAAGAATCCATTGGGCCTTCAAAAACAGTAATCGAAGAGCTAAAATCTAAATTTCCTATATTAAAAACATGGGAAATTGGATCAACCTCCCTAGCACGTGTTAAAATTTCTGCGTCAGTAATTTTAAGAAGTTTCTCATAGATCCCACTCAATTTATATGTTAAATATTTAGACCCCCCTTTAACCGATTGCATATTTCTTACCTGAAGTCCGATTATTTTATCATCGGGGGTAAGATTAAATAAAAATATCTTTTCTTTCTTTGGGTCCCAAGCAAATCTATTATCAGTTTTTTGTTGTCTTCTCTGGATGTATCTTTGTATTGTAGATCCAAAAACGTTACTGAGCCCTAGCTTTTCCATAAATTCAGATCTACTAATCAGGATTTCATTTATGTCATTTTCGAAAAATAGAGAAAGATCAACGTTTCCATATACACTCTTTCTTTTACCTTTATTCTCATCTAGTATTGATCTAATCTCGCTTTTTTCATTATTAGATAATTTCGAATAAAGTGAGAAATCCTTAAAGAAACTTAAAGAATCTTTATAAATACCACATCCTCCATTGTAACATTTATAAGCTAATGTATCTAGATAAAAATTTCCCCTTTTCTTTCTTGAGTCATTTGAATCACCACAATAAGGACAAGATACATTAAGTCTGTTTCCAGCTTTGTATACTATCTGCTTTCCTGGATTAGCAGGAAATTGCCTAATAAGTACTTCCCTTACTAAAGATTCTATTTTTGATATTTCCATGATATAAAAATTGGGGACAAGTTAATTAATTGCCCCCAATTTATAATTTTTAATTAAAGATCTGCGTAAAGATCATCCAGTGATGCAGAAGAAGATGTAGAAGAAGGTGTAGAAGGAGCTTCTGGTGAAGGTTCTTCTCGTGTTTGTCCCCCAACTTTAGTATTAGAAACATCTTCTAACATTTGAGAAGATGCACTAGATTGCTGAACCGGATTTGGTTTAGAAGCAGCCGAGGTAACTCCGCCAACTATTTCGTTTATGATTCTTTGTTCAGGTACAGTGTTTCTAATCACTGACATAACTTTATCGGTTACATCATCATCCCAATCCTTATAATCGAAGGCTGATAAGTTTCTCGGACCACTATTTAAATATTCCAAGATTTTATCCATATCCTCTTGGTTTTTTTTCATTTGAGCTCCCTGAATTTTTATAGGGGTTCTCTCACCAACGAACGAGCATAAATCATAATTATTCCATTCGCCAACCTTTCTTACACTAATAGCAAATTCTCTTCCCTCAAAAAGATCATAAGGATTACAAGCATCTCCATACTCTGGTTGAAGTTGAGCTTCAATCATTTCGTTTATTTTCTTCCCGAATTTAAAGATCATAATTTTTCCCTCTAAATCTGGATTGTTCTTATCTTGTACAATTTGAATTAACGAATAGAAATCTTCTTTTCTAGAAAAACTCTTTGCCAATTCCTGATCAGCTGCCGAATGGGAATTTTTTAATTTCCAAAAAAGATCCTTAAGAATTGATCTTTTACCAACTGTTGAAGGGCAATCTACTGCAAATCCGTTTCCACTTACTGGATCATTCAAATACACATAATATTTATGTATTTTAGATTTTGCTGGATTTTCGGAGTTTGGTATTAATCGGATTAATGATTTATAAACTCCATCCTTTCCGTCTTCTGGATAAGGTTTGTAAAATTCGAGGTCTTTCAATCCCCCTGTTTGGTTAATCTTTGTTACAAATGACTCTGCGTCTAAGTTAAAAATGTCTAAATTACTCATGTTTTTTAAATTAATTTTAGTTTTTATTTAAATTTTTATTTTTTGTTCCAATTATTAGGGAAATTGGGTAACCCACAATAAAATTGATTGGCCCTATGGTCCATCCCTGAGATTTATAATATTCCGTGATTTTTTATTTATAACGATGCCGAGTATATCAGATCGTAGAAGAAGCTTTTTTAGTTTCCAAATTTCTCTCAATTTCATAAATTCCTTTTAATTCCTTTTTTAAATACAAGTTAATCCAAGTGGCATCGACAATATCATCAATGGGTTTATTTACCTGTTTGGCTTTAGTTACCCATTCTTCTTTGTTGTGTGCTAGCATCTTAGTAAATACATCTAAATTTGTTTCATCTTCTTTAAAATTACATAGAGCTTCATAAAGCTCATCTTTTTTAGCATTGCCCTTTAATGCAAACTTTTTTATACTGGTTGGCGAGAAAACATAAAAAGAATTTACTCCGATATCTTTAATTATTCTTTCCCTTAGTAACGAAGTTGCCATAGAAATATCTATTAGGGCATTCCCGTTTGAGGAGAAACTTAAACCCTCCATAGCCACGCTAAAATTTGAATCCCCCATTATTCTCTTAACGCTATCCCAGAGCTCGTCTACGATGTTTAAAAAGTAACATATCTTCATTCTTTCCCTTCCGCTGTAGTCATCAGGTAAATCTTCTTTCCCTATAAAGGTCAGAATAAAATTAGGATCACAATCTAACCAGTAATATGGTTTCTTTGTATTTTTAATAAGTGATTCCATTGATCTCTCTGATCTAGTCACTGATCCCCATGTATATACACCATCTTTAAAACAACAGAAAGCGGGTGAATTAATTGAAAAATCTATCCCTACTAAATTCATTAAAATTATAGACTAGGAGGAACTATTTTCTGACCGGTGCTTCCAGTATAACCATATACTTGGGAAAGCTTATCGTAGCACTTCTTCATCTGTTCGTCACTTAAACAGTTAACTAGATCGTTCAAAACTCTTTGGTCGTTTCCTGATGCTGCTACTAATAAATTTTTCATACGATCCTTTTCCGTGAAAAGCGGTTGGGCGTATTTCATTTCATTCATTTCCTGTAATTCTGAATACTTTTTCATTTCTTTCCTTATTTGATCTATATATCTTACTTAGCTTCCAATTTTATATCTAGGTAATTGAACTTAAAGCCCATTGTAAAATTAGCATCCTGAGCTGAATTTGAAGTGTAAGCAAACTGAAGCTCTGAAAAAGAAGATAAAATTGGCTTCTGAAATGTTGCGGAAACCACTATGTTTCCTTCGCTGTCCATAATTCTTAGAGGAAGATCCTGTATAAATACCTGTTCTTGTGAAAAATTAACGTACCATAGAATCGTATCTAGGAGAATAAAGTAATTTATAAACCCATCAACTAATCTAAATTGCACGCTAAGATCATTAGTAAACAAATCCTGGATAGGAGTAGATCCTCTATAAGTGACTTTTTTACCCAAAGGCCTTATTTGTTCTACCGAATCTAGCTGTAATCCAGGGAAGCTAATAGTTTGAATAGTGCTATTAACATACTGAGTTAAACTATCATATGGGATTGGTTGTTTCTTAAGATAGGGCAAATACTTATTAACTATAATTTCAGGAAAAAATCCTTTAGGAAATTGAAAGAAAAAACTATTTTGTTTTGGATTAAGTAGCATGCTTACCTTTTTATTATATATTATTTAATGTTGCTGGTAAAAGAATTCCATATGCAGCTTTTTTAAACTCTTCCCTGGTTAATCCAGGATATTTGGCGAACCCCGGTTCAAGAGGATTTAAGAAGTAATTAATAATGAAAGCGTCTGACTTTCCGCTATCATGAAGTCCTAATATATCTGCAGATAAAGCGATTATTTGCGCATCGCTCAATGCTGCGTTTATTGGGTTTTTGATGGGTACCTTAGTATCAGAAGCTGGTTTAATCACCTTAATTGAAGGGGTAGCAGGTGATTCTAATTCTTTAGTAAATACTATACCACTAGTTTCAGGTGTGGGAGTTAAAACTGTTGTTCCTCCGGTTGCGCCTGTTAAGAAATCCTCCTCTCCCTCTTTCTTCCAGTAACCCCAATACATAACAGAACTTGTGTTATTTGTTGAAGCCTTTATATTATTACCATTTTCAAATACCGATTTAATTGCTTTTTGTACATTTTTTTTCAAATCAATATTAACGGCTCTTCCTTTATTATTTGTAATTTTTTCCGGAGGGTTTATTGTAGTTCCGTTGGTAATAAAGAATCTCCTATCTATTACTTGAAGTATTTGTGTTGATATGGATTCATCTATTTTAAAAGCTAATTCACCTTTAACTGGATTAGCTAAATTCTTATCATCCAATGAAGGAACTTGTATTTTATTTCCTTTCGGATTAATAAAAGAAATATTAAATTTACCGGAATTACTAAGATCTATCTCAACTGGATCTCCTGATGGCCCGCTTTTTACAAAAGAGAACTTATAAAAGTTATCAAAAGGAGATATGGAAAATGTTAATTTTCCAGTACCATATGCTGTAGTTTCGCCAGCACCTTCCTCAGAACTTAATTTATTATTAACAAATTTTAGACTACTTGCTGTTGCTGTAACAAAATTTTGATCCACGAAAATATTCACATATTTAACTATTTCTTTAGCTCTAATATTTGTAGATCCACCGGATACATTTATTTGCGGTTGACTATAAACTCTATTGTATATTTTCTGAACCTGCGGAAAATTACTAAGCTGTAACGGGGTTATATTTGTGCCCCATTGTGAAGGATTGTTTGATGTGTAGGTAGATATTCTGGTAATTCTAGATTGATTTATGCTGTTTATTAAAGACATAGTATATCTCAGCATAAAACTAACAGCAACTCCTGCATTTTTAACAATAGGTCTATAGTAATTAGGTGAGTCATATGCTGTAGTCTGAATTGATTGAAACTGCGATGTTTTTATTAAAGCTGCTCCAATTTGCTCAAGTACCTCTATCTCGTGGCTGATATAATATCCATTTCCTATTGAGTTTTGAAAAAGTATAAAATCTTCAACGAACCCCTCGTTATCAGTTGCATAATACTCAAAAAATTGACCCTGATCAGATTCCTTTATTTCTGCTCCTATATTAGAAAATGGGTCTTCCTGTTCTAAAGATAAAGTAGATATTTTGGCAGTGTTATATCTTTCGTAGCCATTAAAATCAACAATATTTTGAATCTGCCATGCATTTATTCTAAGTGGAGCACCATATACAAATCCTTCTCCGCTTTTGCTTATTAAAGAAGCTAGTGTCTGAGTTTTAAATGCACCGGAAGCAACTAAGTACTTGTCCCCCATATCTTTGAGATTAGGTATTTTAATCTCAAAGTATTTGTCGTAAATATTTGCTCCTATATTTATAGGGCTTGAATTTAAAACATAAAACTGCTGAGATCCTTTTTTAATTACTATTTGAGATACAGTAACATAAGATAAATCCTGGTCTTGATATTCTATAGACATGACAATTCCGTCTATATTGTTTAAGTTATAACCTGCTCTTATGTGATACCTTACCGTATCATAAACAATAAACAAATTAGAGGGAAATGTTATAGGAAGTCCCGATGTATTAGTTAATTCGTCACTATAGTCATTAAAGGGTATGATAAGATTAGAATCCAGAGTTACAAAAGAGGATTCGCTTATTTTAACAACACTGTCATCTGCAGTATTATGGGTAATTGAATAATCAACACCTGGATTAAAAATTTGGATATTATTGTTTAAGTATCCGTTCACTAGTTTTTCGTAGCCCACCGTGGTTGTTCCCGTATTTACAAAGTAAGATTCAGGGGTAGGTTCATCAGCATACATATACTCCATTAATAAATACGGGGTAATTTGAACAAATTTAGATGTTGTAGTAAAAGCCATTTTTTAATTTATTTTCCGAATTGCAAAAATCTAGGAGAGTAATGAAATCCAATACCAACATAAATTCCTGTGTTTATGCCGCTGACTCCTAGATTAGCACCATATCCTATATTTAATCCTAATCCAAATTGTTTTCTAGAAGATTTTATTAACTTTCTAGTTTCAGGATTATCTGTAATGTCGAATGAATTAATCTCACTAAAAGTTAAATTAGGGAATGTAGTGCTTACCCTTGTCATTATTCTTTTAGTTTTTGGCTCCATATAAACACCGGTAACTATATCAATACTTTGTTCTATATCTAGAGTTGTTCCGCCCGGGATTATCTCTGCAAAATATTTTGTTGAATCTATAGAATCTTTTAATATATTAACAGAATATGGTACTTTACCTGAGATCTTCAATTTATTTTTTCCTTTTAATTCGGGATTATGTAAAAAAGTAATAGATTCACTTCCATCTGGATCCTTTTCCACCGTGGAAGCTATATTATTAATTACTTCCCTGTACTCAACAATATATTGAATAACCGTCTTTGGTGTTGTTCCTCTCCCGTTGCTATTTAGATCCAGTTGTTTAATCGTATTCTTTTGGTCCTGCGTCAATTCACTAACTTTTACCTGAAAAGCTGATTTCTCATATATTGCATGATCCCTTTCCTTTTTAATTGTTCTGACCGAATCTATCGAAGCTAAATAATTATTATGCTCTCTTTTAGCTTCTTTTTCTGCATCGTTAGCCACACCACATTGTCTTAAAAAAAGTAGGATTAAAACAACTATTGCTATTAGCATAAATCCCCTCGAGGTTATAAAATCTGTTATTTTTTTAATTTTTTCCATTTTAAACTATTTCTTTTTTTTTGTTATCAACCCTCCAATTTAAAGTTAGCGGATCTAATATTCCTTCCCCGTATTTATCGGAGAGAGTAGAAATGAAAAGATGCTCTACTTCTCTGCAAGATTCTAGCTCCTTTATAAGGGAAGAAGCTTCCAATTTTAGATCATTAATCCTTCCTTCTATTTTAATTATTTTCTGGTGTATATCCACGAATTTTTCAGATATATTAATTATTTTTTCTCTCTCCTTATTAGTTAAATTTTTCATAGTATTTATATTTAAATTAGTTAATTATCATGCTGATGTACTTGCAGGTGGAGTTGATGTCGGGGGTGAGGTTATTGCATAAACATTACCCATATTTACGTATCCGCTAGTCCCGTTACATGTCTTATAAAAAATTCTAGGATTTGGGTTATATGAATTAGCAGGGGGAAGATATGTGATGTCAACGAATCTACAGTTCTGATCAGATGTTGGATTAAAATTAACATATTGATAACATCCAGTAGATGCTGTGTTAGAATAATAAAAAACTATTCCCTTTATAAATAGCGTTAAGGGGTTAGCACTTAAATCATCTAATATTATCCTATAAGGATTGACGTGAGATGCAGAATAGATACCTTCCAAATTCGATAAATATGAAGATGGAATTTCTAAATAGATTGAATTTAGAGATGCATTAGTTCTGGATGTCGGTGATATAACAGTAACGTTATTAGCGAATCTAATAATCTGAAAAATATTCTGTATTGTCGATGGTGTTCCTGTACAATTGTTTTGTGCAGTCCTAACACTTGACCTAGATGTAGTCGCGGATTTTGAAAGGGATACTTTTGATACATGATAAGTATAAGGACCAGCGGTTGCACCAGCGGATGATCCGGTTGAACCGAATATTGTCTGAGCCATATCTCCCGCAGTACTAGATGATGATGAAGGTCTTGCAGATAAAACAGCAGAACCGGAGAGATCTTTTAATTGGAAAATTCGATCAGCCTGACCTCCCGAAACCTCCAATTTTATTCCTCCGTTATCGATGATGTTAACGGGACTAGAATTTAATGCGTACCCCCCGGTAGATCCGAAGTTATATGTTCTTATATAAAAAGACGAACTTGCTATGAATTGAGTTGTTGTAATACTCAATCTACTAGAATTAACTATCAAAGAAGAACCAGCCCCAATTGTCGTATTTGCATTAAAACTTAAATTCCCGTTACCAGTAAAGTATGCTCTGCTTTGTGAATTTATTATTGCCTTGTATGAATCTAATAATATTCTTCCATTTGTTGCGGTATTAACCTTTAATGAGAGATACGAAACAACATTTAAATTACCAGCCGATTCTAGGATTAAATTATTTGAATTACCAAGGGAATCCCAGTAGAATGAAGGAAAGCCAGAAGAAGAAGATCCAGATTTCAAAAAAGAAAATAAGGGTCTAGTTACTTGATCAGCAACAGAAACAACTAGCTTAGATTTATTTGGGTTCGAATCTAGTGTAGATAAGGAGGAATCGCCGACAACAAAAGAATAAGCAGAAGGTAAACCAGGTAAAGTATCCTTAAATCCTATGACATATTTATCAGTAACCCCTGCTGGACCTTCTATCCCGTTATATAGTTTAAAATATAATGAATTATAAAAATTAAATCCTGTAAAATTCCAAGATCCAGTTGCGCTATAAGAATCCAGGTCTCCGTCATCTTTTATCCATAGGTCATATTCTACAGATTCATAAGGTTGGTTCCCCCCTGAATCCCATTTATTACCTCTAGGTCCGCTTAATCCAGTTGCTCCTTTTTTACCAGCAGGCCCAAATATACCGGTAGCCCCTTTTGGTCCCATATGTCCATCAGGACCGACACCAAAAGATAATATCTGATCGAAATTATAATTGACCTTATTAATTACCTCATTTTTAGAGTCATCCTGAAATATTTGTTTAGTATTAAGTTTCATATTTAAGCTGTAGCATTATAAGTTGAAAGAACCCCACATTTGGCTCCGGTTAATCCACCTCCCCATGCAGAGTAATATGCTTTAAACCATCTTCTTGTTCCGGATGTTCCACCTGTTCCTTGTATATTAACTATAGTAAAATCTATTGTGGAAGCACCGACGAAGCTACTTCCAGTTAAATCTGCATATGAGTAATTAGAAGATGCAGTATTATTCGGAGCTAAGGCTTGATTTTCTGATGTATTTAGACCAACATATCTAAAAAGTTCACCCGTAGCTGCTGAGTTATTTGCATGAACTCTTAGATTTATAGCTTCTCCACTTTCTAGTAGATTAAGCCAGCCTTTATTATAAATCGAACCAGTTCCGCCGGTTGCTGGTGTCCATAGACAAACCCCCCGTTGATTACCAGTCGATGATGTTCTAGCTGTAGGTATATCACTTCCCCTATTAACCCAAACATAATTTCCGGTCCCGACTGAAGTAGCAACAGTAGGGATTAGAGTTATCCAGTCTATAGTAACAGCGCTAACGATGGAGGTTACTGTGGAATTTAGAGTTTGTGTATTTTGTATCGTATTCACTTTACGGAAAAGATAAACTAATCCATTCCCATATACATTAAAGATATCACCTTGACCTGATATCTGTCTCACGTTTATTAAAGTTGCAAGAGATGTACTTGATCCTGCGTAATAATATCTAATCCCATTATCATAAAAATTATCACATTGTATAGTGAGTGCTGGTAGATTAGAATTAGTTTGGAAATTAAGTTGAAGTGGTATTGTAAATAGATTACCATTATAGGAAAAGTTATTAGTCGAAAAATATGCTGTTCCTGTCCCCGTGTTAAATGTTATACCATTTGATAAATTAAAAATTAGTTGATCTTGAGTGGATGATGAATTTATATTTATACCAGTAGAACTAAATTCAACAGATCCCGATGTGGATCGAAATAATGAATCCGCAGTTGTTCTAAATGTTGTGCTTCCTCCGTTTTTAAAACCTAAACCATAAGATCCTCTTTCTGCGGTAGCCCCTTGTAACCAATAAAATTTTGGTGTTCCTGAACTATATAAAACAGAAGATTGATATATTCCTTTATTAAATTCCATAATATTCTTACTGGCATCATTACCGTAAATAGATACGACCATCTTAGTATATTGTGGATTTGATACAGTATTAGGGGATGCTAGATTTCCGCTAACTATCGTGGCATCACTTAAAACCATTGTATAAGATATAGGTTCACCGGAGAAAAGAAAATAGCCATACTTTGTAGATGGACCAGAAGAAGTATTTATAGGTCCAATAACATCAAATAAATCATTCGATAAAGCATAAACACCGTATAAGGACCATATATCATTAGAAAAAACATATACTGCGTTATTATCATCAGTGTTCATCCAATAATCACCATTAATACCAGAGCTAGGTTGGGATGGGCCTATCGTCCAAACAGATCCTCTTAATCCTAGATCTCCGTATGATCCAACAGGACCAACTAATCCATTAAATCCCTGGGGACCTTCAGATCCAATTCTTCCATATGGTCCACCCCCATAGGCTAAAATCTCCTGGAAGTTGTAATTTACCTTATTGGAAATATTCTTTTGAGAATCCCCGTCCTCTATTCTAAGAAGTTTTAATTCAGGCATTTTGTATTTTTTTTACTATATTATATATCAAAGTACGAAAGATCCTCCACTTCCACCAGCAGATCCATAAGCTTTATAATAGACGCTGGTTGATGATGCCCCAGTAACTCCCCTAGATATAGTAAAATCTATAGAGATCGCATTAAAGGGAAGGGAAACAACATTAGTAACACTTGATATTGAGGTTGTACTTTTTCCGATATATTTTATACCATCCGAATAACCCGCCTGTGTTGAATTAGGCGAAAAATAAACGCTAACGTCTATTGATTCATTGTTCTCTATTCCCCCTGTAGTACCTAGTCCATTCGATAATATATTAGAAATTCCGATACCTATATAATTATTAACTGGTGTACCATACGGGGTAATAACTACAGTATTTCCTCTTGTTAATGGTACACCGTTTGATGAGAAAGGCGGAGTAATAGTGTACCATCTAACTTGATTTCCGCCAACTGACCCAGTAGCTGATGAAGTTATATTACCGTAAGTTACTGGGGAATAAATCTTTCTAGTCATTACCTTACCCTTAGTATTTACGTAAAATTGCTTTGCCGAGGAATTCTCTAACGAAATGTGATAGACATTATGAGATAATTTATTAAAAGTATCACCCAATCTACTAGTAACCAAAGCATCTCCTGTTGATCCTGAATAAAGATATACCGAAGATGGACTGCTAGAAGATGGAGAAGAAGACATGGTGGTAATAACCGGGCTATTCATAGAACCAGAGGGTCCAGTTACATTAAAATATGGGCTAATAAATTCAAAAGTACCCGATGG